TTCTGCACCCACCACAACTAATACGGTAGACTTTCATTCGGCCGCTTACTTTCTGAGATACTCAAATGCACTACAAGTAGTACGTGAAACAGACTCAGATGCTAAAAACTCTTTAGCAGTTAACAATAAAACTGGTACCAATGCTACTGCTACAAACCAAGCACTTGGCAATTTAACTGCCTTCGAAGCGGCAACTATTGACTCAAGTGATGGAGCATTTATAGGTAGATTCCCAGGGTCATTAGGTAACTCTTTACTAGTATCATTATGTGGTACTTCTGACTCAGATGGTGGTGGTGCTATTAACTTTAACAGTTGGACATACAAATCACAATTCGATGCGGCACCAGGGACTTCTTCTTTTGTAAGTGGTCTTGGTGGTAAAAATGATGAAATACACATAGCAGTTGTAGATGAAGATGGTGAAATATCAGGAACTGCTGGTACAGTCTTAGAAACATATCCTTTCTTATCAGTTGCCTCAAATGCAAAAGCAACTGATGGTACGTCTAATTATTACAAAGATGTTATCAAAGCAAAATCAGAATACATTTATGCTGGCGCATTTCATAGACATGGTGACTCAGATGGAATCAATGATTTCTCTGGTTCTCTATGGGACACAGCGGCCGCAAATGGTTCTCAAGATTTTGCAGGTGATGTAACATTCGGAACAGGACAAAATGAGTGGTCATTTACTGGTGGTGTTAGTTCATCAACATTAGGTACAGACGATGTCCTAAGAGGTTTCGATAAGTTTGAAGATGTTGACAACATTGAAGTTGACTTCTTAATCGCACCTGAATCTATTGTAGATGCAAATGCAACTACTGTAGTAAACGATTTAGTTTCTACAGCGGCATCATTAAGAAAAGATTGTGTAGCAGTTGCTTCACCAAGTAGAAATGCGGCAGTTGTATCATCAACAAATGCGGCAGTACTAACATGTAACAACACATATACTAAATCATCTTATCTAGTGCAAGATAATAATTATCTAAAAGTATTTGATAAGTATAATGACCAATTTATTAAAATTCCTGCGGCATCAAGTACTGCAGGTCTAATGGCGGCAACTGACTTAGTTGCGGCAAATTGGTTCTCTCCTGCAGGTCAAAGACGTGGTAGATATCTAGGAATAACAGATATAGTTCTTTCACCAAGTAAATCTGAAAGAGATACACTTTACAAAGCAGGTATAAACCCAATAGCAAATATACCTGGTCAAGGTATCATGTTATTCGGTGATAAAACTAACGAATCTAGACCATCTGCATTTGATAGAATCAATGTTAGACGATTATTCTTAGGAATAGAAAGAGCAATAGCAATTGCTGGTAGAAACGTAATGTTTGAATTCAATGATGAGTTTACTCGTGCTGAGTTCGTAAACATTGTCGAACCTTTCTTAAGAGAAATTCAAGGTCGAAGAGGTATAACAGACTTTAGAGTTGTTTGTGATTCAACAAATAACACAGCGGCAGTTATAGATAGAAACGAGTTTATTGCAAGTATATTCATTAAACCTGCAAGAAGCATTAACTTTGTGACTCTTAACTTTGTAGCAGTTAGAACTGGTGTAGAGTTTGAAGAAGTAGTCGGAACAGTTTAAGGAGATAAAAAATGGCAATAATGGGCGTAGATGATTTTAAATCCAAAATAAGAGGTGGTGGTGCTAGACCTAATCTCTTTAAAGCGACTATTAACTTCCCTGCATATGCAGAAGCAGATGTTGAATTGACTTCATTTTTATGTAAGGCCGCTCAATTACCTGCGGCAGTTATGAATGAGTTAATTGTACCTTTTAGAGGTCGTCAACTTAAAGTAGCGGGTGATAGAACGTTTGAATCTTGGACAGCAACAATAATCAATGATACTGACTTTAATGTTAGAAATGCTATGGAAAGATGGCAGAATGGTATTAACAATCACCAAGCAAATACTGGTTTAGTTAATCCTGTTGATTATCAAGCAGATTTAAAAGTAGAACAATTAGACCGAGACGAATCGGTCATCAAGACTTATAATTTTAGAGGTGCATTCCCTATAAATATTAGTGCAATTGACTTAAACTACGAAACAGTAGATACTATTGAAGAGTTTACAGTTGAGTTCGCAATACAATATTGGGAAAGTAACACTACATCTTAGTCTTAAAACATATATAAATAAAGAGTGAGAATAAAACTTGCTCTTTATTATGGGCGAATTGAATATAATATGAGAAATATATATGGCAGAACAAGACAATAGTATTCTGAAACTTTTTGGTTTCGAACTAAAAAGAGCAGAAGACAAACAAAAAGAAGAAAAGAAGAAAAAACTTCAATCAGTGGTTACACCTACAGACCCTGATGGTGCTGGATATGTAACTGCAAGTGGGTCTCACTATGGCCAGTTCATTGACATGGACGGCAATCAAGCAAAAGATAATCGTCAATTAGTACTTAAGTATCGTGGTGTTGCGGTTCACCCAGAAGTAGATGCGGCGATAGAAGATATCGTTAACGAAGCAATCGTAGGTTCTGAAAACGAAGGACCAGTTGAATTAAATCTTGATAACGTTGATGCACCAGATAACATCAAGAAAACAATGATGGAAGAATTTAATAAAGTTGTTAGTATGATGAAGTTTACTGAAATGGGTACTGATATCTTTAGGTCTTACTACATTGATGGTAGACTATATCATCATTTAATAGTAAACGAATCACAACCTAAACTTGGTATACAAGACATTCGTACTATTGATGCTACTAAAGTAAGAAAAGTTAAGAATGTTAAATACAAGAAAGACCCTGCAACTGGTGCCAAGATTGTAGATAAAATAGAAGAGTTTTATATCTTTCAAGAAAAGAGTGGTAGTAATCAGGGTGTAAGATTATCACCCGATTCAGTATCATATGTTACATCTGGTCTTATGGACCCAACAAAGAAACAAGTTGTATCTTATTTACACAAAGCATTAAAACCAATCAATCAGTTAAGAATGATGGAAGACTCTCTTGTAATCTATCGATTAGCAAGAGCGCCAGAAAGAAGAATATTCTATATTGATGTTGGTAATATGCCAAGAGGTAAATCAGAAGCATATATGAAAGACATTATGACTCGTTATCGAAACAAGTTAGTGTACGATGCAAGTACTGGTGAATTAAAAGATGATAGAAAGCACATGTCAATGCTTGAAGACTTTTGGTTACCTAGACGTGAAGGTGGTAGAGGAACAGAAATTACTACACTACCGGGTGGTGAAAACTTAGGTCAAATAGACGATATCGTTTACTTTCAGAAAAGATTATATCGTTCATTGAACGTACCACTTAGTAGATTAGAACAAGAAGCACAATTTAGTCTTGGTAGAAGTACAGAAATTAATCGTGACGAAGTTAAGTTTCAAAAGTTTATTGATAAAATAAGAAAAAGATTTTCAAAACTCTTTACTGACATATTGAGAAAGCAACTAATCCTCAAAGGTATTATTACTGATGCGGATTGGAATCTTTGGAAGAACGACATTACTGTTGACTTCTTAAGAGATAATCACTTTACAGAGTTGAAAGACTCAGAGATATTACAGAATAGATTAAACACTATGGACCAAATATCTCAATATGTAGGTGAATATTTCTCACGTGAGTGGGTAATGAAAAACGTCATGCAAATGTCCGAAGAAGACATTGACGAAATGAAAGCACAAGTAGAAGCAGAAAACGAATCCGGTGGTGATGGTGATGATGCAGATGCTGGTGGTGATGATAACTTTTAATCTAGGAGAATAGAATGGATTATATAAAAGACTTGTATGCAAAAGTTAAAGCATGGTTTATAAGTGTTGCTGACCAAGACGGTGATGGTGATGTTGATAAAGAAGATGCTAAGATTGTTGCAAAGAAAACAAAGACAGCAGTTAAAAAGACTGCAACTAAGGCAAAAACTGCTGTAAAAAAAGCAACTGCTAAAAAGAAAGCACCTGCTAAAAAAACAACTAAGAAGGCGTAATTATGATTAACGAAAACGAAGAACAACAAGAATTAGAACTTGATGATGTTTCTGACCAAGAAGTTGAATTAGAATTAGACCAACCTACAGAGGTAGAATATCATGACCAAGACGATATGCCATCTGCAGTTGATGATGCCGCAGAAGTTATGTCTAATCCTCAAGCAGATATGATTGACCAGATATTAGATGGCGATTTAAATGGTGCTGAAGGTTCATTTAAAGATATCTTAGATACTAAAATGAATGATATGTTAGACAACAAAAAAGTTGAACTTGCTAATAGTGTCTACAATGGTATAGATATACCAGAACCTGAATACACTCCAGATGAAGCAGAGACGCCTGGAGACGAAATCTCAGACGAATCTACAGATAGTATAGAAGCATAAGTTTTAAAAAACCTCTTTTGTATAAATAATAAGACAAAAGAGGAAAACTTATTATGAAAACATTTTTTTCGCTTAGAGAAGCGGTAAAACCTAAGGGTAAAATCGTCTTCAAGAAAAAGATGAATCGTATAGACGTGGTGATTACCAAAGATACTGGTAGTCTGCCGTTTATCGCATATGTGGATGGTGATAAGTTAGATTCGTATAAGAATCAAAAAGATGCCGAAAGGGCAATAACAGCAACTATAAAGGAACTTACATGAAGTTAATTACAGAATATACAGAAAGTAGTTTAGAATGTATTGTTGAAAAGAATGATGCTGGTGAAAAGCAGTATAAAATTCAAGGGATATTTGCACAAACCGACAAGAAGAATAGAAATGGTCGAGTATATCCTAAAGCAATCATGGAAAAAGCAGTTGCAAAATATGATAAAGAACAAATAAAAACTAACAGAGCGGTCGGTGAATTAAATCACCCAGAAGGACCAACTGTTAATTTAGATAAAGTTTCACACTTAATCAAAGAACTCAAATTTGAGGGAACTGATGTAGTAGGAAAGGCGCAAATACTTGATACGCCAAATGGTAAGATTGTAAAAGGTCTTCTTGATGGCGGAGTTCAACTAGGAGTGTCAACTCGTGGTATGGGTAGTCTTGAGAATAGAAACGGCGCTATGCAAGTCCGAGAGGACTTCATTCTTAGCACAGTTGATATCGTGCAAGACCCATCGGCACCAGAAGCATTTGTTAATGGTATAATGGAAGGTGTTGAGTGGGTTTGGAATAACGGTGTTTTAAAACCTCAAGAAATTGAAGAAATGGAGACAGAAATTAAAAATGCTCCCAGAAAAGTCGCTTATGAGACTTCTGTAAGAGAATTTAAAAATTTCCTCTCGTTAATTAAATCGAGAACATAGTAATATGTTCAAAAGGAGTCAATTATGACAGATGAAATCAGAAATGATGAAGTCGAGACTTCTACTGAGGAAGTAGTTAACGAAATCGTGGAAGAAACTCTCGAAGAAGCGGAAGCAATGTCAAGTGTAAAGGCAAAAGGTAGTGCTAAGGACGCCAGTCCAGTAAGCGAACCTGAGTCTATTGCATCTGTAGATAAAGCGGCCGATGCGGTAAAACCTAAACAGGCACCTGCACCGAAAACAAAAGCAGGCATGATTAGTGCGATGACTGACAAAATGTTGAAAATGTCTAAATCAGACATGGAAGGCATGTATGCCAATTATCACATGAAAAAAGAAGAAGTAGAAGAAATGGAAGGTGAAGCAATTGTTGAATCACCAGAAGTTGACACTATGGGCGATTTAAATGCACTAGTCGAATCCGAAGCAACTCTAAGTGATGAGTTCAAGGAAAAAACTGCAGTAATATTTGAAGCGGCAGTAAAATCTAAACTATCAGAAGAAATTGATAGATTAGAATCTCAATACAAAGAAGAATTAGAAGAAGAGTTATCTTCAACTAAATCTGAAATGGTTGAGAAAGTCGATTCATACCTTAATTATGTAGTTGAAAATTGGGTTAAGGAAAATGAACTTCAGGTTGAGAACGGTCTTAGGACTGAAATCGCCGAAGGGTTTATGTCTAAGTTGAAAGATTTATTTAGTGAATCTTACATCGAAGTTCCTGAGTCCAAAGTTGACCTAGTTGACGAACTTGCTGAACAAGTAGAAGAACTTGAGTCTAAACTCAATGAAACTACTCAGAAAGTTATCGACCAAAGCGGTGAGTTAGAAGAAATGAAGAAAGAGGAAATTATCAGAGAATCTTCTTCTGACCTTGCTGACACACAAGTTGAGAAATTAAAATCTTTAGTTAATGACTTAGACTTTGAAGATGCTGAAAAGTATGCAGAAAAAGTTAAAGTTGTTAAAGAAGCACATTTCTCTAACGAACCTAGCGGTAGTGACGATATGATATCCGAAGAAAGTGAAGGAGAAAGTGACGAGTTAATCGAATCTAATTCTTCAATGGATAAGTATGTTTCTACTTTAAGAAAAACTCAATCTAAAAATTAATTTAGATTAAACATAGGAAAATAACGATGGAAATTCAAAGTTATGACAACCTGATTGAAAAATGGAAACCAGTCTTAGATGAAGAATCTGCTGGTGAAATTAAAGACAATCACAGGCGTTCCGTAAC